GAGTTAACTGGAATCCACCAGGCACAGCAGGTGAATACACTTGCGAGTCAGCAGGTGAAAATGCTGCTGCTTACTATGCCACAGGAGAACACCCAAACTTAGCAGACTGTTAAATGAAAAGAACTATAGCAGCGTTGACTGCCTTGATGCTAGTGCCTACTACGACACTAGCATCTTCTATTAGACCAGGAAGTAGAGTGACTCACGGTTCACTTAATTCTAAAGTTAAATCTAGAACACCGTTATGTAAAGATGCAGAAGAAAAGTTTACACAGGAATGTGAGATAACAATAGATGAGACTGGTGTTAAAGGACCAGTAGGACACATCACGAATGTAGTCCAATGGAAAACAGAAGAGCAAGACTTTAGTGTAGGTGGAGCAGCAGTTGGTGCTGTTGCTGGTGGTGGTGCTGGTATGTTAGTAGGACTAGGTAGTTGTGCCTTTACTGGCCCCTTATGTTTGTTTACTGCACCAGCAATTATGTCTGGTGGTGTAACAGCAGGTGCTGGTGCTGGTGGTAACCGTAGTGGAAGGTTCTTTACTATTCTTGGTGACGATGACCAAGGAAATAGACTATTGCAGGAGTTTAAATATGGGTATGGTAGAGATGTTAAGAAGACATCTAAACTACTACTCAAGACAACTAAACTTGCTGAAGGTGAAGTGAGAGATTAGTCTTGTTTGAACCCATAATTCTTATAAATAATCGTAGGTAATTAAGCAATTGTAGGAGTATAAACATGGCACTTTGGGGAGTCACAGATGCTGATGAAGCAAAGCCTAAGTGGGCTGTACAGGGTGGTGCTGTAGACCCCTCAAATATCTTTGCAACAGCAGAGGGTTGGGTTCTTAGACACTATAAGAAAGGAGATCAAACTGAGTACTGGGATGAAGTTCTAGTTGCAGTTGATGGTCTTGTAGGAGCTGGTGGTCGTGGTACTAACACTCTTGGTGAAGCAGATATCTCTGCTGTATTCTTTGAGGGTACAACATATGCTGCTGGAGCAACAGGAACCGTTGTTGTTATATACAACGAGAAGGTAACTGTTACTGCTGGTGCAACATTAATAGTCACTAACACAACTGATAGTGCTAACATTACTGCTACATATGCTAGGGGAACAACTACAAACCGTATTGAGTTTGACTTTACTGCTGCAGCAGCAGATAAGGTACATACAATTGGTGCTCAAACAATCTCTGGAACAATCGTTGACTCCGTTGGTGGAGCAACATCCGATAAGGCATTCGTTCTAGGTGATACGATTGGTGCAGGTGGTTCTGGTTCTACTAAAACTGTTACAACTACTTAATAATAAATGAAATTTGACGAACTGAATGAAGATACATTCCTTCTGTTCGCCATTAAGCATTATGAAAATCCTCAGGCCGCAACCAAAGAGGATTTTGATGAAGATCTTAAGCGATTTAAATATCTCAAACGACTACTTAAACGGTACGTTAGGGGTGGAGCATTAAGAACTCATTTGATCATTAATCATCTAATCATCTTATATAATGTCTTTGGTGAAGCAGCAACCCCTTTACTCTTCTTCAAATTAGAAAGAGAGTATTGGGGTATTTTAAAAACTGTACTTCTTTATCTTAATAAATATCCTGTAGGGATGCTTACTGAATTAGAAGTTGACCCTGATGTCCAAGATTCTCTTGACTCTGTATGAACGAAGAAATGATGACAACTGGTACTGCTGGAGGAGCAGGTTTTAGCCATAGTGCTGCAGCCACTGGTCCTAATGCAGGAATAGATCCTATCATGAAATTTCGTAAGAAAATTCAGAAGAGAAAGAAAAAGATTAAAGAGGACAATGAAATTGATAGACCTATTACTGTGAACCGTGTTAATCCAGCACCTAGATCTAGGTTGCTACAATATAAATGTAATCTTCCTGGTGTAGGCGAGACTGTTGTCTATGCTAGTTCACCAGCAGAACTAAGTCAGAAACTTAGACTTCTTATTAATCCTCGTTACAGGGGTGACATAAAAATAGAAAGAATACTGCCAGCAGATGCAGGTAAATTTTTCATGAACAAAAGGAATAGTCACATGCGTAACGTACAAGAGTCTGATGATAAGTCAGCACAACAAGCAATTGTTCAACAGAAGACTGCTCTCGAAAAGAAGAAAGTCTTAATGAAGAAACAAGCACTACAAAAGCAACTTCAAAGTAAGGTTCAAGATCTTAAAAAGAAAGCTAGAGTTGGTGGTGCTAAAGGAGAAGCGGATAGTTAGATATGTCGGAAACTATTAACACTGCTCTGTTAGAAAGGTTAGAGCGAGTAGTCACCAGCCTTCAAGAAAACTCAGTTAAGATGGGTCAACTTCTTGCTGTCCATAATGAAAAGTTGGATAGTAGTGAGAAGGTTGATGGTGTACTGTTTGAAAAGGTTGATAGTGTTCATAGAGAAGTAAGCCGTCAAGCATTAGATATAAAGAGAGGATGTGAAAGAGATATACGAAAGGTTGATGACCGCCTTAGAGTCATGGAAAAGAAAATGTGGACTATCTTTGGTGGTCTTACTATTATATCTTTCTTGGTTAGTCCACTCGGACAAGCGACACTAAGGAACTTGACACCAAACAATAATGCTAGTATGATAGAGATTCCTATAGTCTCTGAAGTTGTCTGAGTTTGTAGACAATCATTATGTAAGTCTTTTATCTGGCAGACTGGATAAGTTTGTTAAGAAGAAAGCAGATCTATATAACTTCCGTTGTCCTTACTGTGGTGATTCACAGAAGCATAAGAACAAGGCACGGGGGTATTTTTTTCGTGTGAAAGCAGACATGGTATTCAAATGCCATAACTGTGGAGTGGGTAGGACGTTACCAAACTTCTTGAAAGACCAAGCACCAGACCTTCATGATGAGTACATCATGGAAAGATATAAGAAGGGTACAACTGGTAAAGGATCTTATGTCCCGAAACCAAAATTTAAGAAACCAGTGTTCAAGAAGCATGGAAATTTGGAAATTATTTCTAGTCTAAATATTGAACATGTCGCATACAAGTACATTGTAAAGCGAGGGTTAGACCCCTCGTTATTTTATTATGCTGCAGAGTTTTGTACTTGGGTTAACACTCAAAAGCCTACCTTTACACACATAACTAAAGACCATCCAAGGATCATCATCCCTTTTATCGATAAAGAAGGTGAGTGGTTCGGATTCCAAGGTCGTGCTTTGAATCCTAAAGACAAGTTACGTTATATAACTGTCATGTTGGATGAAAACAAACCTAAAATTTATGGACTTGATAGAATTGACACCAACAAAGCAATCTACATCGTTGAAGGACCGTTTGACTCCACGCTCTTGGGTAATTCCCTTGCGATGGCTGGGTCTGATGTTGATAGTAGGACGTTTGGTTGGGGCAATTATATTTGGGTTTATGATAACGAACCTCGTAACAGAGAAATCGTCAACAGAATCTCCAAGTCCATTGACAGAGGAGAAAAAGTAGTGGTGTGGCCAAATGATATACAGGAAAAGGACATAAACGACATGGTAATAGCTGGACATGATGTTCAATCTCTGGTACAATTAAACACGTACCAAGGTTTAGAAGCACAAGTTAAATTAACCGAATGGAAAAAGGTATGACACCAACGGAAACTGAAATTAAAGTTGTTAAGAGATGTGGTGATACCACTACTCTTGACCTCGATAAGATTCATAAGATGGTAGAGCATGCATGCAAAGGGCTTGCAGGTGTATCTGAATCACAAGTAGAGATGAATGCTAATCTTCAATTGTTTGATGGCATTTCAACTACTGATATACAAGAGATATTAATAAGGTCTGCGAATGATCTTATCTCTTTAGAGAATCCAAACTATCAGTTTGTTGCTGCTAGATTATTATTGTTTGCTTTACGCAAAGCAGTGTACAATGGACACCCTGATGGTCGTCCTATTCTTAAGGAACATGTAGAATCATGTGTAAGTAAGGGAGTTTATGATGGTGAGATAATAGATAAGTATAGTGAACAAGAGTGGGAGATTTTAAATAGTTACATCGACCATGATCGTGACTACCTATTCACCTATGCTGGCATAAGACAGGTTACTGATAAGTATTTGGTACAAGACAGGAGTACTGGAGAGATCTATGAAACTCCTCAGTTTATGTACATGTTAATTGCTGTAACATTGTTCCAGAATGACGACAAATTCTATAGACTAGAGTATATTAAAAAGTATTATGACGCAATCTCAAAGCACCGAATCAACATCCCAACACCAATCATGGCAGGGGTCAGATCACCCATTCGTCAATTTGCATCTTGTGTTCTGGTTGATGCTGATGACACCCTCGATAGTATCTTTAGCAGTGATATG